CCCGCCGTACACGGTGTCGTACTGGGTAGCGTATGTATTTTTCCAGTAATACGTCGTGTCACCACAAACCCACGGCACATCTGCAGCACTGCCACCATGGCACTGCGCGTTAAACACGGAGAGGTCAGCACGAAACTGTGTCAGCATGGCTGTAAACAGCGCAGGTTGCTGTGCGTGGGTGGCGGCGCTCATGTCAAACTCTCCCTGCATCCAGCACACCGCCAGCAACACATTTTTCGGGTTCTTCTGTAATGCAGCTTTGGTGCGCGCAATCAGGTCCTGATATAACGGTTTACCCACACCCCAGCGCGCCGAATCCTGGCTGGCCCCCGTGTCCGCACTGAATGTCCCCTCCGCGCCCTGGGTAAATGCCGAACCACCACGACAGCATGGTACCAGCAGGATCCCCGCGTTATTCGGGATATACGGGAGCAGTTTTTTGGCAATATGTAACCCCTGGCCGACACAGCCGTACTGCCCTTTGCTCAGGTCTGCCTTCGGATGATTCAGCGTACTCATATCCTGCACATCATGCAGGCAGTGGTCGGCCGGAATAATATCGTTATATCTGCAGGCAGCCCCACCCGGCGTCACTGTACTGCGGCGCGCCAGCTGTTTAATGCGCGGATCCGGAGCATCGTATGAATCCGGCAGCGGAAGCCCTTCACCGTAAGCCATGGCATTGGACTGCCCGGCCAGTACGATGACGTAGTACCAATCCGGCTCAGTTGCACCACTGACCACCACATCACCTTCTGCTGTAATCGCCTGCATCAGGGTATAAGGGGTTATGGCCACCGGACTACCAAACGGCTGCCAGCCCTCTTTCAGTTTGTGTGTCAGCTTTTCCGCAAGGTCTGACGGCGACGCCGCCCTGACAACATCATAATGTTTAAATGTCATTATTCCTCCCGGCCGGGATAGTGTATTAAATCAGATATGGAGTGGGCTGTAGTCCGGAAGCCTGAATGACACACGGGGACTACAGCCCAAGAAATGAAGAAGGCCACGCAGTTGCGCAGCCTGATAAACCCTGGTTAAAATCCACACGATAACAACACAACAATATCAGTATCTCATGCTATTGCCCGAACCCATTCGGGCATTTTTTACCCATAAAAAATGCCCCTCCGGAGAGGGGCATTTTTGCATGCACATTCTTTTTCTTGCATGGTGCCGGGTGCCTCCCGGTGAATTCAGTATCAGCACCTGAATCCGCGATTATCACATATACCTACTTGCTGATTGCCCCTCCGCACAGGGGGATTCACCATGCAGTAGTATTTTTAATAAACAGCAAATAAAAAAATCAAGCATTATGCAGGCTGTTTCTTTTTATCACCGGCTACAGCAATACCACAATGCCGCAGACCAGCACCCCATCCGCCAGCACCGACATGATTCTGCTGGTGAAATCCACCATCACCACCAGAAACAGCAGGAGTGCAGCCACAGCCAGGCGCAGTTTTACCGTCACAGGTGATTCTCCAGACGAAGACCCAGAACACCGGCAATCTCTTCCAGCACCTTGCGCTCTTCCGGCTCAATTTCGCCGTCTGCCTCCGCAATGGCCACCGCCACATCCAGCACATCTTCCGCTTCACGCGTATCGTGTTTCACATCCTCGATCTCACGTAACGCCGCACGACGACCAGTTTTAAAGTTCGTATCCAGCTGACCGATAATGGTTGCGCTAATCGCATTAATTTCTGACGTAAACGCGGACAGCGCAGGCTGATTACGCAGTACCTGTTCGATCTTCGCTTTCTAGGAAGCCTCACATTCACCATCTGCACAGGCCACCAGGTAGGCAGCATTAATAACCGCCTGTGCCAGATCGCGTTTCTCAAACTTTCCTTTTTCCGGTTAACGTGACACACCAATAACTCTTGTCGAAAAAGCCAGCAAGCTGAAAGACCGGTATTCACAACCACCAGCGCGTTTACTGTACTGGCGTGATTTCAGTCATAAAAAAACCCGCCTGGCGACGGGTGTAAAAAATCTTCTAACGTCAGGCATAAAACGCCCATCGTTAGGGCAAATTTACCACAGATTCGGGAAAAATCAACAAAGCTATCTGGTCACCTTTTTCAGTTGTTGTTCTGCCCATGCTTCTTCAATATCAAACTGCACCACCAGCGTATCGTAAAAACGTTTAACTGTTTTTTTCCATGTATCAAGAGATATGGCATCGGTTACATTACATATGGCATTAAATGCCTCCGTTGAAGGTAATCTTTCATAGCCACGACCACCACAACGCTGGCAGTCTCTGATAACAGGCATACCACGTTTTACCGACTCTTCACGATGAATGGCAACACCGCGCCCACGACAATCTTTACAGGCGGTGGAAACCTCCCCCTTCCCTCCACACTCCGGACAGGCAACTTTTACCACCTCCCTGACTTTTTTCCATTCCTCCCAGTAAGACGGATACACGCCTTTTGTGCACTTTGCCCACACTGGCGGCTTACCATCCGGATACTGGATCTTGTTTGTAAAAACCTCGCTTTCAATAAATTTTTTTCCGTGACAACAGGGGCACTGTTTTTTGCTCGCCGCGCTACGGGCATAATCTTCAAACGCATACGAAGCCATAATACGCATCACTGCCGGTTTTATTTCTGCCGGGAGTTTTCTTAACGCCGCCACGCGATCACACCGACTGAGTGCATATTCTGTCAGCAATTCTGTTGCCCGCTCTCTGTCATTCATACTAATGCCCATTTTCCCAAGGAACGCAGAAAACCCCATCTCAGCCCAATTCTGTGTCATGCCCTGCGCGGCCATCACATCAGTGATACTCAGCGTATCTTTCGACGTTGAGGCCGATGCATCAGTCAGGCCGAGGGATTTTGGGGAGTAGTATTTCGGTAAATCTTCCAGTTTCATTTTTTGACCTGCCCTTCAAGCATTATGGGGTAAATCTTCACCCCCAGACGTCCACCAGATACTGGCTGACCACGAACGATATTGATTTCATCAAACTGCTCATCGTCCATTAACACTCCCGCATGCGTCAGCGCATCCAGCGGTGCTTTCAGGATATTGTCCAGGTCGCGACGACGCTTATCCGGTGGCTCTGCAATCACCTTTATCGCCAGCCTTCCGGACAGGATTAATTTCAGCCGCTGCTGGCGAACAATAAGCGCCACAGCCCGGCGATAACGCTTTCCCTCCTCCGAGATAAAATATGTGCTGCCACGACGTCGCCAGTAGGTGTTCACCGTTGGCGGGTAAGGTAAAACCAAATCTATGAGCATCAGTCACCTCTTTTACCCAAGCACGCCAGTTGCAAAGGCGTGATCAAGAAAACGAAAAATTAAATCAACCTGAGAGCCATGCTTTTCTTCGAACGCCAGCGGATCCGCATGAAGCTCGTTGTGATGCTCCCGACACAGCGGTAGCGTGAAAATATCGTGAGATTTTGTCCCCATTCCGCCCTGACCATGACCAATCAGGTGATGGGGATCGTCGGCTGGCTTACCACAACACGCACACGGCTGAGTCTTCACCCAGCGTGTGTATTTCTCGTTAACCCAGCGGCGACGTTTAGGTCGTTTCATGAAAGATTCCGGAGACTCAGGATCAACGGCAATGCTGACCACCGTCTTTTCCTGTGGTGGGTTCTGTTGCTGGTGGGCGTGAGGCAACGGTGCAAGATTTTTTGTGCGCTGTTTCAATATGCTGGTGGCGGTCTGCTCTCCCGGTACGATGTCGCTTTCGCGGTACACCGAGCAGATTTTTTCCGCTGGTAATCCCAGCGAGCGACGTAATACCGCTTCCGGTAGCGCGTCCGCCAGCTGATTGCGGACCGCCCACCAGGATAATTCAGCCAGAGATAATTCACGCTCCTGCGTACCGCTTATTGCGTGACCGATGACGTCAATCATCCATGCTGACAGGTTTTGATGAGCAAGTTGCTCGAGTGATTCGGATGTCTGGTCACGCAGCTGGTTGTCGCAGTGCCAGCACAACACCATTGCGCCGGTACCATATCGGTGAATAACGGTTTCGCTGTGATGATAATCGCCGTGTGGCCACTGGCAGGATTTAATATGGCGCAACAGCCAGTCAGACAATGCACCAGCACCACCAGCAGCACGAATTACCCGTGCGTTACTGAAAAACGGCAGCAATGTTTTGTCTTCCACCAGCGGCTGGCGAACGGCAGGAACGACCCCGGACGGCAGATTACGCATGCTTTTCGGTTCCGGCTCCACCAGTAACCGGGTATTGTGGAATACCGGCATGGATTCACGGCCCGGCTTAACGATCACCAGCCCGAGTTCCGGTACCAGAACAGGTCGAAGTAATACCCGCACGTTACCTCCAGATGCGTTGCTGGAATGTGCGGGACGGACGCGGTGGGCGTTCGGAGTAAGGAAGCCTGACGGAGATTATCCAGTGACGGTAGTCGAGGCTAAGGGCTTTTTTAACCTCGTATCCGCGCCTGCGGTAACACTGAATTATCCATTCAGCCTGCTCTTCAGTGCATGGTGGATGCTGGAACCAGTCCGATTTGAATGCATGAAAACGCCGTCCGCACCTGCTGGCAAAGACGGCAGAATCATCAGAATTGTGTAATTTGGTATCGTGCGCCATCGGTTGTCTCTTCTGGCGCAGCAGGTGCCAGTTGTTCAGGCTGGCGTATAAAGTATAAATAAACTGGTTCCAGTGTAAAGCCCCTACATTAATGGAATAAAAGTCAAACAACAGATTGCTGGGATAAACACAACGCTTATTATTAAAAGCGATTAGATAAATTAAATTTTAATGTTATGCAATTTTACCAGATCACCATAACATCTCGTTTGAAACCACCGAAACAACAACCATATCAATATTGATTATGTTAAAGTGAGTAAATATGGAAAACAACAAATCTGCACATTACGCTCCTTTTTTATCTGTGATACTTTTTGTTTTATGCTGTGTGTGGGCATTATTTTTATAAAAATATTTACAGATAAAATAAACCCGCCGAAGCGGGTTAAGCGCGGGTGCGTTGAGGATGCCTGACACATCAGAGGCGGCGAGGGATTTCTCCCTCGCCAAGTCTCTTACTCCTCAGGTTCGTAGACTGTGAAGACAGCGACCTCCGTCTGGCCGGTTCGGATTCGTACCTCGCAGAGGTCTTTCCTCGTTACCAGTGTCGTCACTATGACGGTTAAAAAGATGACGATCAGGGCGATTAACATCGCCTTTTGCTGCTTCATAGCCTGCTTCTCCTTGCCTTTCGGCACGTAAGAGGCTAACCTAGATTTGCCGTTCATAGATTGAGCCTCAGATTAATGTTAAGCGTCTTGCAGGACGCGTAATGTTAACCGGGGCTTTTCTCTATCTGCCGTTGGTGTTCATGCCTGAGACAGATAGCCTCAAGCACCCGCAGCCATTCTACTTAACTCCCGTCACCTCGCCAATATGAAATCAGTCAGAAAGGCGATCCATAAGAACAACAGCAAGGCAATAAATTGCCATTACAGCAGCAATAGCCAGCGCACATTTGAGAACCAGCACCACAACCTCCTGTATTGGACGTACACCAGTCCTGATAAATATGAGGCTGTCTCGTCAGTGATTCAATACAACTATTGGGTATAGTTTCTGTGATTTTGTTCTGTAGAAATGGAACACAACAACCAGTCACCACCAGCACTTCTTTAAATACGCCAAGTCCGACGCAAGCTAACCTTCTAGGCCGCTTTGAGCGAAGAGCGGACGCTCGCATCTGTCCCAACACACTGAGGGCTTCACGAACACCTAGGTGTACTCGTCAACTGGGAAAAAGTCAGATTATCTGCGTAAGTTTCAGCGTAAAAATTGGGCACTATAAAAGTGCCCAAACTGTAGAAAAATACATAATGCTATGTATCTGAGCCAAACATAGAGCGCCGCCTTGTTATTTTATAATAAGTGGGATTTTCATTATCCACCTCAAAATCAGAGAAGAAGTGGTTATCTCTTAATGCTGTTAATAAACTTTGATTAGTTGAATCAACTTCAATTTTAGGTTTGCCTCGCCCCAAAATTTTACTGAACTCCGATAAACCAAGCAGATCAAGATACTCTTTGCAAGTCGTCTTACTCAAATCCTTACCCGGCAACAAAGCGATTAGCAGTGCTATTTTATTCTGCATATTCAGTCCCTCTGCGACAAACAGGTTTTTTAGTAACGGTTCAGAAACATCATTAGGACTTGCTATCAATGCTGATATATCCTGTATTGCTCGACTCAAGATGAGCGACTGAGTAGAGGTTCCCCAAGTTTTATAAGATGACGTCAAGATTAGAAGTTCATCTGGTTTAAAATTATTTTCTAAAATATAGTCATTAACGACCTGAGAGTAATTCTTACTATAAATAGCCAACGGAGTTTTAACAAACTCGAGTAGCTTAACTTTCAAATCATCATCAACTTTCCAAGAAAGTATTGATATAGCCTCATCCAAAATAAAGTTATCAATCGTCATTAATTCAACGTATGCCCTGATATTCTTATGAATATAATAGGAAAGTTGCTCTGAATAGTTATCTCGTATGAAATTAAGTGGCGCAACATTCATACGAATAATATTTTTATCCACTAATATTTTGAACTTATCACTCGCGATATTACTAGCGCTAAAGGATGTTTTACAAATAATATTTAGTGAGCAAATTAATTTTTCATATTTATCATTTGATAAATCATTACAGATAACAATCGATTTAAATAATTTACCTTTAAGCTCGTTATCAATATTAATATTTTGAAAATTCAGGTCTACATCAGTTCTATTGATAAATTCGATAAGTGAGTCATCCAGTCCATCAACATGTTCAAAATAAGAGACAATATTTTCCTCAGAGCACACTGCTCTATCTTTATCCAACAAAGATGACCATAAAGATTCGCTCTCAACCTCACTCAGAGATGTCACGAAAGTTTGCAAAGCGTTTATATACTGGCCTTTTTGTTCATCAGATATTCCCTCATTATTAAGAACGGATAAAACAATGGATTCATCATCCACGATTGAACCATCACAACTAGATAAAACCATATCCAGATAGTCCCTAATATGGTTATTAACATAACTAGCCAAGGGAGAATCAGGTTGTGACATCACTAGTGTATAGTTCTTATGGCGAATATCATCTTCACTATTAAGCGTGTAAACCTTACTCAGCATTAAGGTCAGGTTGGAAAAATTAATATCATAAAGTGAATGCTGGTAAACCGCATCAAAGAGTACTTTATTTGCGTTTTCAAATTTAATACTGACAAAAGAGACGTTAAGCAACTTAAAACCACTAATTAATTTGTCAACCTTCGGTTCTGATATTGCTAAATAACCTGCCGAATCAGAGATGTAATCAGTCAGACAATCATCAATATTAATGGCCTCGATGGCGTCATTGGCAGAATAATAAAACGTGCCTATAGAGTAGAGTTTAACCCAATCAGCAGAAAATTCACTCTCTGTCAGCGCATAAGAAAAAAACTCAGGCCACTGTGTATTTAATCGATTAATGAAGACAGGCTGAGCCCTCTCAGTTTCAAAGTAACCACGAATAAACTCAACTCTTCTATCTTTTCTTAGTTGTTTGAATAAACGTTTTATTAAGTTTACCTGGGCTGGCGTTTGAAGCAGATAAGCTAATAAATCAAAATTAAGCGCCTCTTCCTGTTCAAAATCCACTTCTCGAAGGCGGGCAACGACCAGCTTGGGGTTCTTGAGTTGATAAGTGAACTCTTTGCCTTTTTGATCGGTAATGCTGCGTAAAAACATCTTATCAATTCGACTCAGGCTATTTTCATAAAAATAGGTCATATAGTCGGTATAGGTTTCATCAATATAACCATCACGAATAAGGTATTTAAGCAAGTCAAAATGCTCACTGCTTTTTATTTCATTAAAGTCTCTTTCCTCTCCAATTTCATTGGTATAGGTGAGTTTAAATATTTCATCAATGTTTTCTCTAGTTATTACTTCTTTAAGTCTTTTGTTTCTAGAATCAACCAAACTTTCTCTTGATCTTGATATAAGCTCATTAATTTCTTCTATTTTACCATTAAATTTATTTTCAACACTTTCTTTTCTAGCCGCCCTTCTCTTTGCTATATCAGCTTTCTCAGCCTGATTATAGTGAGGATGATTATTATATCTAGATAATTCCTTATCGTATATAGCATCAACCTCCTGACTAGAGTTGAGTATTTCATCATTGATTGCCTCAATCTCTTTTTTTCTATCTCTATTATCTTTTTCTATTTTCTTTATTTCTTCAATAATAAGGTTGTCTTTTTCACTAAATATGGTATAAACCATACCTTGATTAAGTTGCAACTCACTAAAATCTCTTGGGAAAATATTCTTATAGGCAATAATGGCCAACATTTTATTACAGTCAAGTTCTGTCGTGTTTAATTTGTTATAATAAATTTGAAATTCGTTATAAATATTCTTCAATATTCTCATATCATCAATATATAAAGACATCCCTTGTAGAAATCTTTCATTGAACAACTTGAGAATACCACCACCATCAAAATGTGTGATAAACTGATCGTAAGAGTTAGAACTATCAACAACAGGAATAACTGGAATGATATAATCAAAGAATTTGGTTCTATCCTTCGAAATGAAGATATCATCACGAAGCAAGTAAATAAAACGTAACGTCGATTTCTTGTGCCCTGCTGTGTCCCGTTGAATATTAACCAGTCTGTTAACCTCATGAAGACGTTCAAAGATGTTATTACTATTAAAACGGTCCATGTCTTCAAAAACAATGGCATCAGCATCAACGTTCTCGAAAAGGTACAATACTTCATTTAAATATCTATCGAAATAAGACTCGTTACTTTCTTCAAAAATCTCTATTTCATTACCCTGTAAATTTATTTTCTTAAGAACATTACGATTCTTTTGGGTTTTTATTAACTTGTAAATGAAAATACAAGATAGGATAGTACATATAAACCCACTAATTAAAAGCGTATCGTATTTAGTTGATAATGTAAGTAGTGTCTTTATATTACCTTCAGATAAAAGTGAAACAAACTTTTCCCACTTATTAAATAGCGTGATATGTAGTATCATGGCGATAAATAACACCGTAAAGATGGTGTTTATCACAATGTTGTTAGTTTTTATTTTTTTCTTTACTTTAAAATGTGTCTGGGGAATATCATCAGCATTAATTTGGTGAATTAACTGGTTAAGAACTTTACCTTCTAACGCGGTTTCATTTATATCTTTACTTGGTTCATTAGTTTCAGCTTCCTCAATCGATCTGAAATGAGCAAGTGAGATATGAACAAACTTTATATTTGAATGACTTTTCTTATAGGATTCGATAAGACTACTTTTTCCTGCGCTATATTGCCCTGATATCGCAACATTTTTTAGATCGTTATTGGCAAAAACAAAATCTATCGCATTTTTATATACACCCAGCTCAACATCGCTGAACGGCGTTAACTTTTGAAATTTATAGCTATCATCACTCATTGATATCCCTTCCCAATCTTCACCGAGAGAGCTGGCTTTCGGAGTTAATCAAACAAAATCATGCAGATAAAATTTCGCCTTATTATAGCAGACACAACTGCAAAGATTAGCTAAAGCCTCGTTGTTTTCTTCATCTATCCCTATAATTTTACACTACAGTTAGCACTTACTATACCTGAAAGCTTTGCTCGTAAAGAGCACAATCGCAAGTCAGCAAAGCACGACTTTGCAATCGAGCGCCGCTAAAACAGTGCTGAATCGCTACGACTTAGGCAGCCATCTTATCGGTTGGCAGATAATTTCTAACTTCCGCTTCTGGCACAAAGCGGACAACCACGATAGCTCTATCCTGTGCCACAAAATGTCAATTCACATCTTAACTAATGCATTTTAATCTCGTCACTTTAATAAATACCGAACATTCCCCTGATAAAACGACAATATGCGCTGCATAACTTCGCTTTTACGACACTCAGTACAAATTATATTATGATGCCTGTCGTAACGACGTATTTCTCCATCAGGTAATGACCAGATAAGGTCCGGATCAACCGCAGATGGTTTCTTCAGCTTTGCCCTTGAGAGTTTTTTGCGGGCATTTTGCCAGTCTTTACGAGCCTGTTCAGACGGGAATAACCCGTAGCCAGAATTGTATACATCGCCACTGGCAACCAGCTCTCTGGCCAGAACGGTCATCAGATATCTTGTTGCCCCAGTTTTAGTTTCCAGTTGTCGTAACGTCTCGCGCCCACTCTGGCGTACGAGTTCAACAACCTGCCCTTTAATTTTTTCCCGCTCTTCTTGTGTAAAAACTTTTGCCACAAGCCCTCCTGAAAGTTACCTCATGACCAGAAATTAACACTTACCCCCTGAAGCCCGGCGGAATTTCAGTGTCCGGTTCAGAAATGTGATTCACGCAACGCTGCGCAGGCGAACGCCCCAGGCGGATAACCAGTTCATCCCATTTTTCCCGGAGTTTTGCCGGACTCATGATGTTTTTTACCCAGAACGAATCCCGCTGGAGACGCCCAAACATTTCACAAATTTGTCTGTGAGTTCTGCCATCCAGCATCCGCATTGTGCGAACGTCATTGGCCCATGCTGTCCAGTTGGGTTCTTTCGGTCTAGTGATCTCGCCATCATAGCTGGCCGCCTGCTCGTAAAGACTCACGATTCGTCCCCAGATCCACTGTGCGCACACCAAATCTTCCTGACTTCCCCACTGGCGTTTTTTCGCACTGAACACAACCGCGTCAGGGTGTCGGGTTAAAAAATCCTGTTCAGCCGTCTGCGGGTCCGGTTGCGAAGCGTCCGGACAAGAAGATCTTTTATCTGACGGATCAGGTTTTAATACTGACGGATCGGGGTCAATCATCGCCCCCCTAATCGGCAGTTTTTTATCAACAGTTGATCCATCAAAATTTGACGGGTCAACCGTTGAGGGGGCAATATTTGACGGGTCAACTGTTAACTGGTCATTTTTTGCCGGGCTAATTTTTCTTTTCGGTTTATATGACTCACGCGCCGCCGCAGCTGCTGCTTCGAGTTTTTCCACATTAAGCCGATAGATATTGCTTACATTACGCCCACCGACCTTACGCTCTTCCTTCGTCAGCCAGCCCTCTTTCGCCAGTTCTGCAATAGCCGATTTCACTGTGGATTCACTTCTTGCACCGATCTGACGCCGGATAGTTTCAATGGCAGGCCATGACACACCCTCGTCATTGCTGTAGTCTGCAAGACGGGCCATAACCGCCACCCTGGATAAGATCATGCCGGTGAAGGCGCACCCTTCCCAGACAAGACCATGAAGCTTGCTGCTCATAAAACCCCCGAACACCGTGCTTTTAGTGCATCACCACAGCATTCCCTGCCGGGCCGCCGCGATTCATCTGGTCATACAAAACAACCGCTGACGCAACAAAATCGTCGACATCCTTCACCAGCCGATCCCGCCGTTCGACAATCTCCCGGTAATACTCAGAGCTGTGACTGCGCATACGGGCCACCAGCAGAGGCGGCATTGCCTTTTCGATCGCCGGTAACAGAGCCTGAATTTTTTCAACAGCATCAGGGGTGTCTTTATCCAGCCAACGAAAAATTTTCTGTGTATTACGGGCCAGGGCTTCCGGATGGCTGTCGTCGTACAGTTCAGGGAACGTCATCCCCAGTTCGAAATAAGTCCGGGCTATTTCAGCTGCAGGAACTTTCTCACCATCAGGGTATGCCCAGGCATTCATCGCCATGCGGATGTGCTCATGTTTGATTTTCATGAATCATTTGCCTCTTGATGCTTCGGGTATGATCGTTTTCGTCATTTGGTTGCTTCATCGACATATTCTGCGAATAACATGACGAGCGTCGTAAGTATGTCCAATCAACATCAGGACGAAGTTCTTCACACAGGACACCACCTTTTGTTGCTCGTTCAATCGCAGGACATCTCTCAGCAGGCAACTGACGTACACCTTTGATCCATTGATTTACGCTTGGAGGAGATACACCTAAAAGCCTAGCCATTGCTGATTGCCCACCGACAACAGCACAAGCTCGTTTGAATGAATAGTTATCTTTTTTCATCGAATGAACTCCAAAAAACACGCAACAATATTAGGCTTAGCCTAATACAATTGTCAATAGGCTATGCCTAACACATCGAGAGTAGGGATTGCCTAACGCGATGCGCATAGGAGACTATTAAGCAATGCTTAGTGGTAAAGACTTAGGCCGAGCGATAGAGCAGGCCATTAACAAAAAAATTGCATCAGGAGCCGTCAAATCAAAGGCGGAAATCGCACGTCATTTCAAAGTCCAACCACCATCAATCCATGACTGGATTAAGAAAGGTTCGATAAGTAAAGACAAACTTCCAGAACTATGGCGTTTCTTTTCTGATGTGGTTGGTCCAGAGCATTGGGGGCTTAACGAATACCCCATACCAACCCCATCCACTTCAGATACAAAAAGTGAACTTTTAGACATAAACAGCCTTTATCAAGCCGCCTCTGATGAAAAAAGAGCAATTGTGGCTTTCCTCTTATCTGGAAATGCTACGGAGCCTAGTTGGGTTGATCATGACGTTCGCGCCTACATTGCCGCAATGGAAATGAAGGTAGCTAACTATCTGAAAAATCAAGAATCAAAACGGAAAAGCCAGAACATCACCAAGACAGGAACTTAAACTTATATGGTCCGACGGGAAATTCCTAGTTCCCGTTAGTTAACTCCTACTACCTCTCCCACAAACCATCACCTATTAGGTCGCGCCCAAATTATTAGGCATAGCCTATTGACAAGTAATTAGGCATTTCCTATAGTTTTCCCATACCAACCCATCCCGTCCCACACAATACAGGGCAATACCTCGAGTTACCAGGCAGTGGTCAGGGGTTAAGTAGCCAGCCCGAGGCGTAAGAACATGACGGCAGGGTTCAACTTTAATAACTATGCAGCAGGTTTTTGTTCCGCTACCCCGGCGTTAAGGGGAAATGAGGTCAGCATGGATACTATCGATCTTGGCAACAGCGAATCTCTGGCATGTGGCGTGTTCCCCAACCAGGACGGTACGTTCACCGCGATGACGTATACCAAAAGCAAAACGTTTAAAACCGAATCTGGAGCGCGTCGCTGGCTGGAAAGAAATTCAGGTGGGTGATATGGATTTCGACACAATCATGGAAAAGGCTTACGAAGAATACTTCGAAGGCCTTGCCGAAGGCGAAGAAGCTCTCAGCTTCAGCGAATTTAAACAGGCGCTTTCCAGCTCGGCAAAATCTAACGGCTGATAAGCGAAACAGCACCGCGAGGAATCAGTATGCAGAAACGAGAACCCGTCATCATCGCGCCAGACTATACCGATGATGAACTTTATGAGTGGATGCACCAGAAAATTAATGCAGCGCAGGATCTGAAATGGGCCAATGAAGCCAGGGCTAAGCAGGCTGAAAATCTGTCCGCTCTGGAGCAGGATATCACCAATCTGGAAAAAGCAGCGGCATTAAGCATTGCCAGCATGATTACATACCCGCGTTAACAGCTAACCAACGAAGCTAAGGTTGGTAATTAAGGAGTTCTCCACGGGTAAAGTGGAGTGCGTGCGCCGGACACGGGTGAACATCCGGCACTGACAGTTTACTGAAAGGATATTTCTCTGAAAAGTCAGAGCATAACGCGAAAGCGCACGGCGAGGTTGCTGGTTCATAGATAGCCTGTCGTTAAATTTTCGTCGACCGTGCGCTTCCGGTTGTGGCACTCCGCGAAATGGCGCGGCGGTAAGTATGGCGGGGTTATTTCTTCCCCGTTGAGGACACCGGGTTGTCAGGTTGACCATACGCTTAAGTGACAACCCCGCTGCAACGCCCTCTGTTATCAATTTTCTGGTGACGTTTGGCGGTATCAGTTTTACTCCGTGGCTGCTCTGCCGCCCTTTTTAAAGTGAATTTTGTGATGCGGTGAATGCGGCTATGCGCACGCGGAACAGTTAAAACCAAAAACAGTGTTATGGGTGGATTCTCTGTATCCGGCGTTAATTGTTAACTGGTTAACGTCACCTGGAGGCACCAGGCACTGCATCACAAAATTCATTGTTGAGGACGCGATAATGGAAACGTTATTACCAAACGTTAATACGTCTGAAGGTTGTTTTGATATTGGTGTTCTGCTCAGTAACCGGGAGTTTACTGAAGATGCCATTAAGATGAGAAAATATGAACCTTATCTTCTCAATGATAATTCCATACTTTCCAGAATTGCCCTTCTTGAACTTGGTATTATCGGAGAACAGCAGTGACTTCAGCGTTTGCACTGGTGATGACCGTTTTTCTTATAACGGGTGAGCCACAAAATGTGATTACCGGAATTTATGACAGTAAGTCATCCTGCATTCAGGTAAGGGACGAACAAAAAATCCCCGGTGAATGCCTCCCGTTAAAAAAAGTATTGCTGTACCTGAATAACGAAACGCCGGCTGGATAAACCTCCAGCCATATTAACGCCATACCAACGGATTAAAAATGCCAGCAATGGCAGGGATTTATTCATCCTTAAATCTGTCATGAGGTTAAAACAAAATGAGTAAAGTCTTTATTTGCGCCGCTATTCCTGACGAACTGGCAACAAGGGAAGAAGGCGCTGTGGCTGTAGCCACAGCCATTGAAGCTGGCGACGAACGCCGTGCTCGAGCAAAATTTCACTGGCAGTTCCTGGAACATTATCCGGCTGCTCAGGACTGCGCTTATAAATTTATTGTCTGCGAGGATAAACCTGGCATACCCCGCCCTGCCCTCGATTCATGGGATGCTGAATATATGCAGGAAAACCGCTGGGATGAGGAGTCTGCTTCTTTTGTCCCGGTTGAGACTGAATCCGATCCGATGAACGTCACTTTTGACAAGCTGGCCCCTGAAGTACAGAACGCTGTCATGGTTAAGTTCGACACATGTGAAAACATCACCGTTGATATGGTGATTAGCGCACAGGAATTGTTGCAGGAAGACATGGCAACATTCGACGGACATATCGTTGAAGCGTTGATGAAAATGCCAGAAGTTAACGCCATGTATCCGGAGCTTAAGCTGCATGCCATCGGGTGGGTTAAGCATAAATGTAAGCCTGGTGCCAAATGGCCCGAAATTCAGGCAGAGATGCGCATCTGGAAAAAACGTCGCGAAGGTGAACGCAAGGAAACCGGAAAATACACGTCTGTTGTTGATCTCGCCCGCGCCAGAGTCAATCAACAGCACACTGAAAATTCAACAGGAAAAATCAGCCTGGTCATTGCTGCCATTCATCGCGAATACAAGCAGACATGGAAAACACTGGATGACGAACTGGCCTACGCTCTCTGGCCTGGTGATGTGGATGCCGGAAACATTGACGGCAGCATCCATCGCTGGGCAAAAAATGAAGTTATCGACAACTACCGCGAAGACTGGAAGCGTATCTCGGCATCAATGCGCAAACAGCCTGATGCCCTTCGCTACGACCGCCAGACTATTTTTGGCCTTGTCCGTGAACGTCCGATCGACATTCACAAAGACCCTGTGGCACTGAACAAATACATTACTGAATACCTGACTACAAAGGGCGTGTTTGAAGATGAAGGAACAAATCAGAGCGCAACTGATACTCTCTCGTCGCCAGTACCAGAAACTGATGCAGTGGAAACGGCAATTCCGGACAACGAAAAAACCGAATGCAAAGTGGAAGTCGAACCATCTGTAGAGCGTGAGGGGCCGTTCTACTTCCTCTTCACCGACAAGGATGGCGAAAAATACGGTCGCGCAAACAAACTTTCTGGTCTGGATAAGGCACTGGCTGCCGGGGCTACTGAAATCACGAAAGAAGAATATTTCGCCCGCAAAAACGGTACATACTCAGGTTCACAACAAAATACTGGTGCATCTGACACGACCGCACAACCAGAGCCGGTAAAAGTTACCGCTGACGAAGTAAACAAAATTATGCAGGCAGCCAATATCAGCCAGCCTGACGCCGATAAGTTGCTTGCTGCCTCTCGCGGAGAATTTGTTGCAGGGATTAGCGACCCGAATGATCCGAAATGGGTTAAGGGGATCCAGACCCGCGATTCTGTAAACCAGAACCAGCATGAATCGGAACGGAACTACCAAAAAGCGGAACAAAACAGCCCAAATGCGTTACAAAACGAGCCAGAAACGAAACAGCCTGAACCAGTGGCGCAACAGGAAGTGGAAAAAGTCTGCACCGCCTGCGGTCAGACCGGCGGCGGCAACTGCCCTGATTGTGGCGCGGTGATGGGCGACGCAACATACCAGGAAACATTCGATGAAGAGTATCAGGTTGAAGTTCAGGAAGATGATCCGGAGGAAATGGAAGGCACTGCGCATCAGCACAAGGAGAACACTGGCGGCAATCAGCATCATGCCAGCGATAGTGAAACTGGCGAGGCGTCAGATCCCTTAATTAAGGCGAACGGTCATCATAATCTCACATCCACCAGCAGAGCGGGGATTCATCTGATGATCGACCTTGAAACCATGGGAAAAAATCCCGATGCCCCGATTATCTCAATAGGTGCAATATTTTTCGATCCGCAAACCGGAGATATGGGACCGGAATTTAGTAAGACTATCGATCTGGAAACTGCTGGCGGAGTCATTGATCGGGACACCATTAAATGGTGGCTTAAGCAATCACGCGAAGCGCAATCTGCCATTATGACCGATGAAATCCCGTTAGATGATGCACTGTTACAATTGCGGGAATTTATCGACGAAAACTCCGGTGAATTTTTTGTTCAGGTCTGGGGAAATGGAGCCAACTTCGACAACACGATTTTGCGCCGTTCATACGAACGGCAGGGGATCCCCTGCCCGTGGCGTTACTACAACGATCGCGATGTACGCACAATCGTTGAGCTGGGGAAAGCCATAGACTTCGATGCCAGAACGGCTATTCCATTCGAAGGTGAGCGCCATAATGCACTTGATGACGCCCGTTACCAGGCAAAATACGTTTCAGTTATCTGGCAAAAACTGATCCCGAGTCAGGCTGATTTTTAATGTTCAACCCTAATTGCCGCTAACCGTATATAGTTAGCGGCGGTTATGAGATATAGCTATGAGCAACTTATTTTTAACCGAAGATGAATTGCTAATATTAACGGGCTGCAAATATGCAAGCCACCAGCGAAAATGGTTAACGGAAAACGGGCTTCCGTTCTATACCAATCGTAGTGGCAAACCGATTGTCAGCCGGGATCTATTTACCTGCAATAAAACTTTACCACCACGCGAGGTAGAGCCGAATTTTGGTGCAATCTAATGGGAAGACGAAGGAAAAATCCTGAACACGAAAAACTACCTCCAAATGTATACCCAAATAAATATAGTTATGTATGGAAACCAACATCCAGAGAATCTGTCACACTAACCGCCATCAAGGATGGTTTAGCTGCTTTATGGAAAAAGTATGAGGAAACTGTAAATAATCGCGATCGTGCAATGACATTCGGTCGCTTGTGGGAAAAATTCCTCGTCAGCGCCTATTACAGTGACCTCAGTCCAAGAACACAAAAAGATTATCTGCAACATCAAAAAAAGTTGCTTGCCGTATTCGGTAAGGTGCCGGCAGATTCCATAAAACCAGAACACATCCGTCGATACATGGACAAGAGAGGGGAGCAGAGTAAAACGCAAGCCAACCATGAAAAAAGCAGTATGTCCCGCGTTTACAGTTGGGGGTATGAGCGAGGGTACGTGAAGGCTAACCCATGTGCAGGTGTAAGTAAATTCAAGGCCAAAAACCGCGAACGATATGTAACCGACAAAGAATACCAGGCAGTATTAAGCGTTGCACCTCTTCCTGTTTTTATCGCAATGGAAATTGCCTATCTGTGTGCAGCGAGGGTTTCCGATGTGTTATCGCTGAAATGGGAGCAGATTGGAAACGACGGAATCTTTATCCAGCAAGGGAAAACAGGAAAAAAACAGATAAAAGCATGGAGTCCACGATTACAGGCGGCGATCGAAAAAGCAAAACAGTTACCAACATCCGCCTATGTAATCAGTAATCAATACGGCAACCGATATATGTACAAAGGCTTTAACGAAATGTGGGTAGAAGCAAGAAATCGCGCAGGCAAAATTTCAGGTATTTTAACCGACTTCACCTTTCATGATCTGAAGGCGAAAGGAATTTCAGACTATGAAGGAAGCAGTCGGGATAAGCAACTTTTCTCTGGTCACAAAACCGAGGGGCAAGTGCTAATCTATGACAGGAAGGTTAAAGTTTCACCGACACTTGATGTCCCGTTACCTGAAAATATTCCAAGAAAATATTCCAAGTAA